AACGAGCCGACAACCCCATTGCCTTGCCCCCTTCTGGCTTGTCATAAAATTCTTCTTTAACAATATTGGATAAAGAATCAAATAAAAAAATGTGCTTTTCTTTATCATCAGTAAGATATCCAATAATACTTTTCATAATATCTTCCACTACGGTTGATTGAATAATCACTACATCATCAATATCAATCCCGCATTTTTTTGCATACTCGTCATGATACGATGATTCTGAATCAACAATGACAGGCCTATAGCCCATTCTTTGGGCTTCTGCAATAATTCTAAAACACATTGTTGTCTTACCAACAGACGGCGTTCCCCAGAACAAATGGCTTGCTCCGGAATTTAATCCACCATTTAGTGCCCTATTTAAACCAACACTTGGCGTCGGTATCACTTCGTGTACCGGCATTGAATCGCCTTTTCTTTTATCTACTATTAACACATTTCTCCTTGATTAAAAATCCCTGCTTAGTATTCTTGATTTAATAATTGTTGTTGAGATACCTTCTGTATAGGGAATATACATCACCCCAATATTATGCTCGTCAAGCCATTCTTGTGTGAATCCCATTTGTTTATAATAATCTTTATTTTGCCAATCAGAACCAACAATTACAAGATTAGCTTTGGCCTCTATGATAGCAGGTTTAGAGTCAGCACCGCCCGAATTTACAATTACTTTATCCACCCATTTACAAGAAGCAACAATTTCCATTCTTTCAGATAGACTGCAAACTGGAAGTTCTTTGTATTGAGAGCAGAACTCATCGGTGTTAACTGAAACGACTAAACAACCATTGTCGCCAGCTGCTTTCTTGCACCTCTCCAGTAATCTTGAATGACCAAAATGAAATAAATCAAATGTACCGCCCGTATATACAATCATCTTATCTCCAGCGAAATGACCAGAATGAAATAAATCAAATGTGCCTCCTGTAGAAGTAATCATCTTGCACCCAACGAGGCATTGACAAAATTCCATGTGTTCGCATTATAAAAAGTGAGCTTCTCAACGTTATTAGCATCAGTTAGTGCAGCTAAATATTCAGACATGACCTTATTATGATCTTTGAATTCAAAAAGATTGGTGTCATTAACTAAAACCGTTGGAACACTTGGCACACCGACAGTCTTGCAATCAAGACCAGCCCATGCCAAGACATTTCTAGAATCCAAGTGTCTTACCCCAACTTTAAAATCCATTACATCTCTTCTCCATACATTCATGCTTGCTAATGTTGCAGCAACCAAGTATGACTTATCATTAAGTGCGGTTATCAACCCAGCCATTGTACCAGAAAACCCAGGTATTACTTCACCAGAATATGGTGCAAATTGCATTATTCGATCTGTTCCGTCAAGCATTGATAAAATAGTACTTACAGCCCCCGGCAGAATAATGTCATCATCCCCCATAACCCATATATATTCCCCGTCACCAGATGTGATTCCATACAGACAGTTTCCATCACAGCCAATATTTTGTTTTCTAATTGAATATTCAGATACATAATCTTTATATTTATAAACTATATTGCTTGCAAAACCATCTTGGTCGTTGTCAGAAACAATAATTTCAACACGGTCATTATGTTGTGATGCAATACTGCTTAAGCAGGCATCAAGCGATTCTCTTCTGTATGTCGGAATATATATAGTTAACTTCATTTAACTTGAACCAAAATCAATTTCATTCTATCTATATATTTTTTAGAAACATGTTCCCATGTCATATTTTGATTAATATACTCAGCGCTTTGATATGTTTTATCAGAGACTTCTTCATAATTATTTGCTACATATAGCATTTTGTCGCACAGATCGTCAAAGTTTGGCTCAGCCCATTTTCCAGCATTTGCGTATATTCCTCTCATTTTTGTAGAACCCCATGTAAAATCAAGAGGCACCGACATGTCAGCAAATTCAGTGCACCCTAAAGCATTTGTACAAATTGTAGGAATACCTTTAGCAATTGCTTGAAACGGAATTAATCCCCAACCCTCACCGCTCGTGGGATACAGCAAGCAATCTGCTTTATCATAAAGCGCCCCTAATTCTTCGTGAGATATGTCGTAATCAATTACTTCAATTTGTGGATGCTGAATCGGCCCCATCATGTCGCCAGCCCAAATTCTGGCATCTGGGGGACCGTTTGATTTATAAAGAAGCCTGTAATCATAATTCCCCCCAAACACTTTTAAAAACGCATTTACGGATAACTGAGAGTTCTTGCGAGTTGAAGGTGAACCAACAGAAAGAAAAGTAAATTGATTGTGCGGAGTTCTCTTTTTGGGAAAATATATTTTTGGATCAACACCTAGTTTAAATTCATAAACCGGTTTAATAACACCAGAATTGACAAAAACATCTTTCACAACTTGAGAAGCTGTCCAGATTTCATCCATCTCATTGCATTCAACAACCCAATCTTCTGGCAATTTATTTGTCTCCCAGAAAGTGTAACCAATTGAGTATAAATTAGATTTAACAAACATCTCTGGTATGGAAAAGTTAATGACTATTTCATCAGCAAAACGCCCCCTATCAAAATATCCCAGACCTGGAATATTGGCTTGAAGCCGACCAATTTCTTCTGGCAAAGAAGGCTTATTTCGTCTAATTGGTAAACCGCTTGAACCGATATGTTCCCATAGGCAATCTGGTGCGTAGCCATAGCCTTCACTACATTTTGGGGTTTGATTATCAGACCATACAAGCATACAAATTTACGCTAATATTATACAATATTTTTAATTAAGTTTTTGCGCTCAATATAATTTTCTATTGCAATGACGGCTGAACCAGATTCAACTTTGTAAGAATCAATCCTTGTAAGCGTTTGCTTTTCTTCGATTTTGGATAATTTAGCAGCAAACCAATTGCCTCTTTTAATAATATTTTTAAGTTTAGCATAAGGTCGTGGGAAAATTACAATTTTAAATACATTTTGCCCATCCCAACAATACAAATTTGCCATTGTTTTGCCTTTAGATGTAACAAAAACCCTAGAGTGCATGACATACATTAATGTTTTTTCATCCGAGGCAAGCCCAAGCCCGGTGTCGTACAGCCAAGAATATTCATGTTCTTTGCCTTTTCTCCACAAATTGATAACATCGTGCAATTCCGTACCAACAAAATTATAAACATCACAAAATGAATGCAATGTCCTATCCCCAATTAGGGCATAAAGGTGGTCTCTTGTGGCAATTTCGGTATTTCTGTCAGCAAACACGGTAGCCGAACCAGAATGATCCTCAAATTCAATGCGCAAATATTGCGGAGTTTTTTTAGTAGAACGCACAACGGCTTTTACCAAAGTCAATGGGGAGTTGATTTCGTGAAAATCAACCAGCTGCCCAACAAATTCATCCATTTCGTTTTTGTCGTCATTTTTAATAGAGAACCCCAAAATAGGCAGGTAATAGCGTTTGTGGTCAAATTGAGAAACATGACCCACAGACTCAAATGCCCCGACTTTATCTAAATTTTCACGCAACGGCGCTTTTACAGCAGATTTAGTGCACTTATTGTTAAACTCATCAAAACAAACAAAAGGGCGCTTATCAATGATTTCTTTTATGGCTGATCTACCACAAGACAACACATTGGACAAGCCAAATCTAATGCAATCAACACCGGTGGAATTGTCAGTTGTAAAAAACTCCTCAGAAATGTTTACATCAGGCGGCAAGATCGACACACCCAGCCTTTGCGCTTCCATCAAATAAGCAGTAATCTTTTCGGTTGAATTTTCATTAAACAAAAGCGACCAGATAAACTCCAGTGGGTAATGCACCTTTAACCACATGGTTTGATATGACAACATAGAGTAAGCAACAGCGTGAGATTTGTTAAACATATACAACGCCGATAACTCAAACTCAGACCACATCTTCTTGGCTTCGTTTTTAGAAATAATTGAATTATTGATAAACTTTTCTTTATATTGGTTAAATTCATTTACATCGCGTTTCTTGCCAATAATTTTGCGCAATTTGTCAGCCTCGGCCCAAGTGAAACCAGACAACTTCACCGACATCAGCATCAACTGCTCTTGGAAAATGACCGTACCAAAAGTTTCGCTCAAAATTTCCCTAACCGACTCGTCAGGATAATAAGGCGACACATAGCCCTTTTTACAATCAATATACTTTTGCCCTTGAGACAATAAAGCGCCCGGTCGCACCAAGGCGTTAGACACCACCAAATCGTTAAAGTTATCAATACCCATACGCTCAATAAGATTACGATAAGCGGCGGCATCAGTTTGGAACACCCCAACGGTGTTACCCTTATTAAAATTATCAAACACCTTTTCATCATCCAGCCCTAACGAAAGCCCCGCCACATCTGCCCCAGTACGCTCCCTAATCTTGTTTAAGCAATCTTTAATCACAGATACGGTCTTGAGACCCAAAATGTCAATTTTAATAAGCCCAACGGCTTCTGCGTCCTCCATATCAAAAGCCGTCACCAAAGTTCTACCATCTCCGTCAGTATCTTTACGAGTTTCAATCGGACATACATTGGTCAAAGGCAAAGAAGAAACAACCATTCCGGCAGCATGCACCCCTGTGTTTCGTATACGACCTTCTAATTTTTTTGCGATTTGCGCTACATCGGGGTATTTTGTACAAAACACACGCCCTTTGGTGGAACTTTCCAATTCTTTAATTGTCTCAAAAAATGGAGTAATGCCATTAACTTCTTCAAATGGAACTTGAAACACCCTGGCGACATCCTTAATAGCCGATTTGGGTTTAAACTCGCCAAAAGTAGTAATTGCCGCCACATTATCCTCGCCCCACCGTTGTCGCAAGTAAGCCTGCGCTTCCTTTCTTCTTTTGTCTTCAAAATCAAGATCAATATCAGGATAGTCATTTCGTTCTTGATTAATAAACCTGGCAAACAGCAAATTATACTTTATGGCATCTACCGATGTAATATCCAACAAGTAAGCCAATATACTACCGCCAACTGAACCGCGGCCTGTGCCGCGACCTATGCCGTTGTTATCCGCCCACTTTATCAAGTCCCATACAATTAGAAAATAGTCAGAAAACCCTAATTTCTCAATTACGCTTAATTCCTCGTCAAGCCTTTGTTTATATTCAGAACCCAATTTTAAAGAATGTATCTTTAGTTCTGCAATTTCTTTAAGATACTTGTTAGAGTCAAATATCTTAGAATACCGAGGCAACAGATTTCTTTTCTTAGTAATTTCTGCATTACACTTCTCCGCAATTTCCAAAGTGTTTTCTAGCATATCTATGCGATCATAACCGGCATCTTTAAACCACTGCTGTACTTCGTGGGCTTTGGCAATATATGGATTGATTTCATCAAAGCGTAAATGCCTTTCGGGGTACATGCTGTTGATTTTTGCAAGAACATCGTTGCCAAAAGAATTTAATGTTTTAGACTTTTCTGTGGCATACCTAACATCCGCAGGCGACAATCCGGTATATTGCGAAATCATTAACAAAATTTCTTCACACCCCTTGTCTTCTTTTTGCGGAAAATGGCAATCGGCTGTTGCCACAACTTTTCTGCCCATTGAACCGGCTAAGGTTAATACACCATCATTAATGACCGCTGGGTTCCAAGCCTGCATCTCAAAATAGAAATCATCTTTAAAAATTTTAATAAACTGTTCTGACAACTTTTCTGCTCTAGCGTAATCTCCAGCCTCCAGCGCTTTTGATATGGCACTACCCCTGCAGCCGGAGAGGGCTATAATGTCATTATCAACTACATCTTCAAGCAATGAAAACTCAATTCTTGGTTTATAATAAAAATTATTCTGCCAAGAAATTCTAGAAAGCTTAAACAACTTTTCAAGACCAATATTATTCTTGGCTAATAGAATTAAGTGAAACCTTTCGGCTTTGGTATTTGAATCATCTTTAATGGATGGAACAAAGTATGATTCAACCCCAAATAGGGGTTTGATATTATTTTTTTTGCATGCATCTTGAAATTTTAAAATACCAGCCATTGAGCCATGATCTGTTATGGCACATGCCGTTTGCCCATTGGTGCTAGCAACTTGTGCAACCTCTGACGGGGTGGACATTCCATCAAGCAAAGAATATTCAGAATGACAATGAAGATGAACAAAATCTGTCATTTAAAAAAGAATATCATACAAGTTGTCAATGGTCGGCAATTTTTGCCAGTAAGATTCGTTGTACCATGCTTTTCGTAAAAAACAATTAACGCCATTATTTAACAATATTTCCACTTCAGACGGATTATCTTCTACCATGTATACAGGATTAATTTCTTTAGCCATTTTATATTTTTCATTATATGCACTAAATTTAGGAATTAGCGTGTTAATTTTCCACTCTTCTAACCAAGGAATAGTGGCTTCCATTGAAGCCGGCAGCCTTCTTGCTGTTAAAATATGAACATCAATGCCTTCACTAAACCAGTAGTTTACTTGATGCCATGCGTCTTCAAAGGGTTTTAAATTTTTCCAAAACAAAGAATCAGAAAATAATGCTAGTGCATCTTCATCTATTGTGTCGGTTATTAACCAAGAACTGTAATCTTTTGAAGAGTTTTTGGGTTTAAAATTTTTTTTAATAGCCGAATCTATGTCTGTAATAACACCATCAAGATCAAGAATTATTGTATTTTTCATAAACACCTTTCTGTAAAAATCGGGGGCAGTTACGCCCCCGATTTTACACTGCTTTTTACCAACTGTCTTTACTCAATTCACCCGTGGTCAAATAAATTTGCTGTTTTTCATATGGCAAAGTCATATACACAGATGTTAAATCGTGCATTGGCAAGTCCTTAATTTGCTTTGGTGTTTCTGACACATCTAATGGAATAAGACTATAATTTGTGTCAGAGGCGCCGGAACCAGTTCTGGAGTATTTGTAATACCGATCCGTAATTGTTCCGAACTCTCTTGCGTATTCAATTAACACAAGACCAACATGGCGTTGATTAAATGTGGTATCAAGGATTCTTGGCTCCCAAACACCAGGCTCCGTTTCAACGGCAATGTTAATTAACATGTGGGGTTTTGGTCGCCACGCTTTCTCAGCCACAGATTGCTCTGTAGCCCAGCAACGATAATTGTACTTTTCAATACCGGCTGTAGAAGCGACTCTCCACTTCCAATTTACTGGTGATGTCACAACTGGAACATTGATTCCCGTCCCAATTTTTTCATCAAAGTATTTTGCATCTTCTGTTAGTTCTTGTCTGAATCTAATTTTAAATGCATCGCCACTTTGTAGTGTAAAAAATTTCCTTACACCTTTGGCTCCTCCTTCAGGTTTTACTACTGCCTTTTCAAGGTCTTTTAATGTTTTCATGTTTTCTCCTATATGCTATATGTTTTATTATTTATACTGTTTACTATCTCTTGCACTTGCATTTCTGCTGGGTCTTTCAACCCCTCAGAAATTTTAGCCGTGTAAATTTTTTTACCGCGGCATAAATCTATTATAGCATCTCGCATGGCGTTTCCTGCACTATCATTGTCAGAAAAAATAACAATGCTATCAAAATACTTTTTTATCAACAAAATTTGATTTTTAGAGACTTGGGCGCCAAGTGTGGCGACAACATTCGGAAACCCGGCTTCGTGAACTTTCATAGCATCAACACTACCTTCAACAACAATAACTTCTGAATAATTTTTTGCATTTTGTATGTTGAAAAGGACATTTGCTCTTTTAAACCCTTTATTGTAGAGATACCTGGGTTCTTGATCAGATTCGATAGCTCGGCCAATTAAACCTACAATTTTGTATTGCTGGTTTCTAACCGGTATAACGATTCTGTTTTTGTTTTTTGAAAACCCAATTTCAAATTTGATTAAGGTTTGATATGACAAACCTCTTTCATGCAAAGGAATAAGATATGCTTTTTGAGTTTCATCACCGTAATCAATTTGGATTGTATCCAGAACAATATCATTATCTTTATCTCTATATGAAAAATTTTTGTCTAATTGCATCTTCAAAGAAACTGGGTCAATTTTAGAATTGCTGGCTAGCGCCTTGCCCGCAATTTGACGGTACAGTTGTCTAAAATTACCTTTCTTCCCACAAGATGGGTTAAAACATTGCCACAACCCTGTTTTATAATTTATATAAAAAGAAGGTGTATGAACATTCTTGTGAAATGGGCAATATATTGTAAATTCTTGACCCGCAGAAGATTGAATTTGAATATTGTATTTATCAAATAAATCTTCTATTTGTTTTTCAAGATTCATCATCAAACACTATCTCAAAAGAAAAAATTTGTAAATCATTATCATAGGCAGTAATTAACTTTGTTTTGCCGGTGTAATTATATTTTTGCCGAGCCTCGTCTTCAATCCAAGGTCTTAATTTAATAATAGTTTCAATATCTTTTGCAGTTCCTTTAAGCAAATTTTCCATTTTACAAATCCCATTCCTCTATCCACTTTCCTGTGTCAAGATTCCATCTTAGGTAGAACCCAAAATGCGATGCTCTTCTAACTTTTCTAGAAATAATTTGAAACATATCTGAGCCAGCATCTCTGTGAATTGCTAAAACTAAATCGGCATCATAAGCTAATTGTTTACTCCAAGCTACCTCTTCCAACTCCGGTGGTCTTTCTGAGTGTCCCTCAGACATCGTTACCGCAGCAACATCAATAATTGGCACAGCATTTTTTACTGCCATTCTTTTAAATGCCTTAGAAAGATTTTTGGCTTTTTCAGTTTCTGTTTTAGCACCACTTGAATCATCGAATAAACCATGATAATCCAAAATAACCATATCTGGGTGATACTGGTCAATTTTGGCTTGAACCATTTGCTGGTCGGCGGTTTCCAGCCCTTCTGCTGTAACTAAATACATGGGCTGTTTGCCTTCAAATGTATCGTGCGCCCATCTTTCATATTGATCAATAATTGCAGGGTTGGCTTTTACCAAATCTGTATTTGTGAAATGACCTTCACCATTATTTAACAAAGTGTCTAACCGTTGCGATTCTTGTTGTTTATTCATTTCTAATGAAATAATTAGTGGTCTATAACCGGCTCGCCATGCATTGGCAGCAAATAGGCGCGCTATAAACGATTTTCCCACCCCTGTCCAGCCGAGCAAAACAATAAAATCTCCCTTTTGCCAACCGCCAAAAGTTTTATCAATCACGGCAATGCCAGACGGTATGCCCATCATTTCACGGTTGTCTTTAACAGACCTAGCCTTTAAGTCGTCTACACGCTCTCTCCACTCGCCAGACAAATCGCTATCTTTTAAACTACTAGAAAATTTATATAATTTGCTTGTTTCATCCATTAAAAATGACAATGACTCTTTGGGTCCTAATTCATTTAAAACATTATTTGCTTTAGAAACAATGACTCTTGTTTGGTAAGCAAGGGATTCTTTTTTAGCCTCGTCTAAATAATATTTAACTGGCTCTGGCGTTGAAACAAAATCAAAGTCAGCATAATGATGTTTAACAGTATCTTTGGATGGAGTTTTTTTAAATTCATCATGGTGCTTAGATATAAAGTTCCAAATATCTCGGTACTCCATAAACACCTTTTCTGCACCGGCATTTACAGCCTCAGTAAAAGCACCATTATCAATGATTGCATTTAGCAATCGTATTTCGTAGTTCACTCGCTCTCCATTCTTCTTTTTGTTTGCTCAACAATTTGTTTGAATTTGTCTATAGATTTATTTTCAAATTTTACTTTATCAGTATAAATTCTTGATTGCATAGCAAACTCAAATACCAAAAATGGTCCTGGATTAGATTTTACAAAAAGCTCAATCGCTGAAAACAAAACATCTTTATCGTAAAATGATAGCAGAGATTCGGCAACGGCTTCTTGCCGAGGGGAGTCCGGTATGAACAATTTATGATATTTTTTGCAACAATTTTTTAATTGAGCTATCGGATCTATTTCTTGTGATTCCATTATTCTTAGTCGCTTTCTTCCATGTTGCCATTAAGAAATCATATTCAGAAATACCAGCATTAACGCCGACAAATTCTTCATTTTCAAGAGCCGCAAAAAGACATTCTCTTTTTACATTACACCTGGCACAACCATCTTTGGCATATTTTATATCAGAATATTTGTACGACAACCAATAATTAGGATTGGCATCGTGCACACACACGGCTTCAAGCCGCCAGTTATTTGGCTTTTTCTGCATCTAGTTCCTGCAATTTGGCTTCAATTTGCGAATCAACAACATCCCACAAATTTACCCATGCCTCTTCACTTTCCAATGAAGAGCACGATGTACGAGCCCCAGCATCAAGCCTTAGCGATTCATAATTACCAAGATTCTTGGTAATGCCAATAGATGCCCAAATTTCTGTTTCGGGTTTTTCTTTGTTTGCCATATATTCTCCTATTTGTGTAATCTAACTTTTTGGTTTATTTCTTTTATTTTTACCACAACTGTTTTACCAGTAGCGGGTCTTCCTGTTTTACGAGTATTGAAAAATTCTACCATACTGTAAATATCTGCCTCGTCATAATACCGCCAATTTTTGTAATTTTTGCAGCTTTGATCAAATTTCTTAGAAATGACAATCAAATTATTTTTTTCATATTTACGAAGCGTGTTTGGCTCCCTACCTACGATTTTAGCAACTTCACCAACGGTGTAAATTCTTTTCAGAAGTATTTCACTACCTATTAAAGGAATATGAATGTGTTCATTATTCTTGATATTTATACAAACAATAGTGTTATTGTATTTTGTAATTTTTTTAATTTTTACAAAAGTATCAGAATATTTATAAAATTTATTTACGAGAATTTTGTTCTGAAGCATGTAGTTCCTTAATTTGATTAAAGCCAAGTTTTCTCAAAAGAATATTTAATTCTTTTACTTCAATATCTTTTGAATCTGAACAATTGATGCAAGTGATATCTACCCAATTTCTTTGCATAGCATAGTATTGGGTGCCCACCATTTTAAATCCACCGCATTTTGAACATCTAAAATTTCTAAGAAGTCTTACTTTCATTTTGCAAAATACTCCTTATTATGGTAAATAGCCCACCCGTTATATATTGGTGTAACTTCATACAAAAATTTATGTTGTCCTGTGGTTTCGTATGTAACAACACCGACACCCTGTTGCCAGTTTTCGTATCTAACAAGCGGTCTGCCATCAAGGTCCACACCGCCCTTGTGTGAAGGCACCGCCCCGTCAATCCTGGCTAGGCACCCTGGCGATGCTGCCATTGTTGTACGAGCGCCATCAAAATCTTCACGAGTTTTAAAAGCAGTTTCAATTCGATGAATATGACCATAAATCACGCTGGTTTTTTCACTGTTTAAATAAACATTTGCCGTAGAGCCAGAAGATTTAATCCTGTCTCCATGAATAACCCTAAGTCTTTCATTAATCCAAAAATCCGAAGCCGGATAGCCGGGTCTGTATTCCACCCCAAACTCATCCATGCGAACTAAATAAGGAACAGTAAGAACCGGCCAAGTATTTGGCATATTGCCTTTACGAATTCCATAAGCAGCAGCCGCGTTTAACAATAAATATTTTGGCATTCTTTCTTCGTGATTGCCGGCAAGCCATATTATTTTGGCTGATGGCGAAGCATCTCTAAGTTGTGCACAAAATGTTGTCGCCCGATCAATTGCAGCCTGCATTGTTTGTTGATATGCGGGAGTAGTAATGTATTTGCTTAATGTTGGAAAATCCAAATTGTCACCAACGCATACAATTGAAGTAGGTCTAAGATCACGCACCATTGAAAGCATAATTTCAATTGCTTTTTCATCGTGGGTTGGCTCTAGCCTGCCATCACGACCTCTATAGTAACCAATTTGCGCATCTGGCACGATTACACATTTTTTATATTTTTCTGTTTTTCTTATAACAATTCTTTGCTTTGGTAGACGAATCGGCGGTCCCTGTTTAATCACAGGCCATTGCGGACCACGGGCCTCGCGGCGGATTCGGCAAACTCCGTCTTTATCAAGAGTTTTTCTGCAACTATTGTCAGCATATCTCTGGTTTGCTGTTTTTGGTTCAAATTTATGATTACAACCTTCGCCTTCGCAAATTTTCATAATACTCCTATAGGGTAGAAACATATATTATCATATGGAAAACCGGTTTCAACGCGTTTATAATGAAAAATTAATATTTTTTATATAATTTTTTTTCTTAGTATGGGGCTTATTGTCATAAGCGGTTTGTCGCATTTTTTCACGATGCGCGGCAGACATCACCGTTCCCTCCTTATGTAAGGCGCTATGCTCTTTGTGGGAGCATAAAAACAAATTATCCAATCTGTTGTCTTCTTTAATTTCGTTAATGTGATGAACCGTTTCCCATGCCTCAAGATATCTTTTAAGATATTTTTCCATAACTAAACGATGTTCATAAGCATATCCACGAATATTTTTCGGATGATCGGGGCGTAAAATTCTGACATAGCCTTTGTCATCAATATATTTACCTCCAGCATAATTCGGGCTATCTTCTCCAGATGCAGGCTTTGACGACCAATTAATATCTTTTCTTTGAGAAGCAAGAACCATTTAATTTGCTTTAAGCAATGCCTCCAATATCTTCTACATAAAGTTGCAGGAGTTTTACAGTGGAACTTGCTGGCACGGTAAATGTAGGAGCATTGACAGAACTTGCGCCCTGCTCTCTTTTTACGGCAGCAAAAAAAGATCGATTAGTGAGTCCAGCCGCCGTAGTAGACAAAACAACAGATAAAGTCGAAGCACCAAATTTACTATCATATGCATTATTACGCAGTGCAATATCTGCAATTGTTGCGCTGGCTCCGGAGCCTGCAACATTGATTAATGCAAAAATTGGTGGGGTAAAATCAGCTGTAAAAATTTGTGTTGACGCACTTATTGTTGAAAATAGACCATCATAAAGAGCAACCGTATATATTGAATCTTCGGCACCTTTAGTGTCAATAACAAACCCAGTAAAATTTAAAGTTACCCTATAAAACCGAGAAGCGGCGATGCTTACTCGGTTGTCAGTACCGCCAGAACCGGTATCGTCTTTAAGGGCAATAATTTCATTATAAGTTCCAAAGTTTGAAAAAGCGCTACTTGCGGTAGTAACTGATTTAAGTTTTTTAATACCTTGTGGCGCGTCATCCGTTGCTTCTTTAACTTGCTGAGTATTTGTGGACATTTGTTGCAATCTGTCACCAGTGATCGGGGTGCCGTCTGTCCAAGAAACCTGGGAATAGTTTTCGTATGCCATTTATCTATTATACCTCATTTTAACTATTCCACCCACCTTGATTGATGTATCTGACCCGTTCTAAAATCTAGCCCAGCAAACTGCTCATATTCTTCTAAACTTCTAACAGGCCCTAATGCATCATCACTAACCCTTCTGTCTGTAAATATTGACCGATATTCTTGTTTTGAAATAACATCCATTTCATTCCAAATTTTTGGAAAATCATTCCACACATGATGTCTTCTTATTTTATTAAAGGGCTGGTCTGAAGCGTACAAATGGGAAATAAGATGCTCTGGGGAAGTCACTAAATTAAATCCATGAGTAAAAGCCCTTGCTGCTATCAGCGGTTCTTCGCCCCAAAATGCAATTTTTACATTTGGTTTTATTTGTGCAAAAGAACCAAATGTAAAAATACATCCACCAGATACAGATGCCGTATAACCACAATATTTGTTTGTTGCATAGGCTGTGTTAAGGGGTATTAATGTTTTTTTAAATTGATCTAAATTTTGAATAAATAAGATTTTTGTTGGATAATAATCTGTATAATATTCACTTACTCCGTCATCAAGATACCAGTATGAAGAAGGATATGCTGTAACTAATGGATTGCTTATCCCAATATCAATATACCAATTTATCATTTCAATTGCTGTTAGATCCCAGTTTTTTGTAAATCTTATATGGGCATCAATTTGAAAATAATAATCTTCATTATTATAAAATTCATTAGCAATATATCTTGATTTTTGCAATCCAATATTTTCCGGGGCAATACTATCAACAAAATCAATTTTTACCCAGTCGGGATAATTTGTATTTATCACTATTTCTGAATCAAATAATAAACACTGGTGAATGCCAAAATGTAATTTATTTTCACCGCTTGCATTATTTACAGCACTAGTAATTGTTTTATTTAATTCAAAATCTCTATATGATGGGATTTGAATAAAAATTGATGGCATTAATAAAGATTACCATTTACCTAAAGGGCATTTAGAGACTTCTAATTTTGTTTTTAAAAGCATAAAACAACCACACTGTTTACATTGTTTTGTTAAATCAATTAACTCTGGACATTGTTGACAAACATCATATCTTTTTTTGCTTATTTCGTCAGAAACATACTGAGTATTTGGATTAAGCAAATCCCAGGGTCTTGTTGTTCCTAATTTTTTTTTATATTCCTGCCATGCATTCATTTGTTTTTTTATTCTGGTTTAACAAATTTAGTGCCATCCCAAATAAACCCAACTTGAACATTATTAACTTGTTCTATATTAATTGGCAATATCGTAGGGTTTGAATTAAGCCCAGCCAATACTGCTTCCATATTGTCGGATTCAGGAAACCCAATTACTCCAGCATATTCATTATCAACTAAAACTGCAAAAAATTTTATTGGGTTTTCGTTTTCACTCATTTACATCTCCTTTTGTACAAATCATTATACACTGTTTTAACAGAACTGACCCGTCATTTGCCAAGTTCCCCATTCCGTAAATGACGGACAGCTACAGCCAATACATCCTCCGCTACATCCAGTGCCACTAGAACCGACAGCTCCGCAAGTACCGTCATATGATATGCCGTTTCTGTATTCAAGCATTCCTCTGAAGCATCGCGTTTCTTGCACCGCAGTGCCTCGGCAGCACACACAATTAGGTGGCGGAGTTGTTGTAGTTGTGGTCGTGGTTGTGGTAGTTGTGGTGGTGGTAGTTCCTTGTTCAGGTGGAGGACAAGAGCATCCCAAAAACAAATCGTAATTTGGGCAACCTGATTTGGTATAAAGTTGCCATTGTTGCACACAGTTTGAGGCTGAACAAGCCGAGGCGCCTGAGTAATTCCAGGCTCTATTAACAACACCACCAGAAGCTGTCCAGCCATTTCCTGGTGGGGTAAGGCATGGACTGGCTGTAGTAGTGGTTGTGGTGCCTCCGCCTCCGGGAGCTTGTGTAGTTGTGGTAGTAGTGGTAGGGGCAGCACCACACTTCTGTATACAATATGCTACTCCGTCTATATAAGCATATAATTGGGTGGTTCCGGCATCATAGGCAAACTCAAAGGTTTGAGTACCATAATTCTCATAAATAACACCCTCAGATGTATAAAGTGTGCGTGCTGCAATTGCGCTATTCCCTTCATAAAAATGTGAAAGTTCCATTACGCCCTGAGAAATATTTGCCCTTGGAATAAGACCACCACTAGACTCCCCATCAACTTTCATGCCAGCATAGCTGGAACCAAGAAATTTCCCAAGTATCATATCGCCATCAAAATTACCGCCAGCAATAAGACTGTCTCCAACAATGTCCCATCCGCCAATTTTGCCAGATGTTGCAAATATTTGTCCAGAAACAGTTAGCGCTGAATTGTTAAATATCATATAGTTTGCGCCTGATCCAACAGAAAATTGCCCTTGCGATGTCCAATAATTAGTGTTGTTTATAAATATAGAACTAGCTACGATTGAGCCTCTGATATCAGCCACATCAAATACCGCATCACCAGAATATGTTATGGCCCAGCCAGTTGTGCCGACGTTGGTTATAGTACCGTTAGCGGCTACCGTGCCATCAAAATTACTACTTTTTATAACATTGTTAACTAAAACAAAATTGGCTGCTAATCTATCAGCAGTAATTGTGCCTGCGGCAATCTCATTCACTGTGATTGTGCCCGTTGCGATGGATTCTGCCGCAATTGATCTTGATATAATATGAGCAGAACCATTGATAATGCCTTGTTGAAACACAATTCCTGATGGGGCAATGATTGATTGATTTACGGTGTCAATAATTAATTGTTTAAAACTATCTAAATTTCTTATTTGGTCAGCAATCCTATCGGGGGATCCTATAACTTGAACTGGGAAATCGTATACGGAATAAGCAGAAGTCTTAATTAAGGTAGAATTTTCACCGTCGTGGCTGTGGCCACCGCCGGGGAAAAAGGAAACTCCGGTTTCATTTATCATTAACTAACCTGCCTTAATACCATTGTTTGCGTCACTGTGCTACCAACACTCAAAGTATGAGAAATAACCCAAAAATCAGTATTTATTATACCTAAAGATGTTATATTAGATATTCTAATTCTATCACCTAATTGCATTTTAGGTATTGCCATAGAGGTAATATTAATAAGAGGAACGGGTAATTGTGTTTTTGCAATAATTAAATCTGCCAATCTTTTGGCATGAACGGCATCATTTATAAATGGGCTAGAAATGTCCACATCTTTCAAACCAAATTTTTTTATACTTTCATTATTTGCAGCTGATTGTTCTTTAATTTGGGCTGCTTTTTCAGATATTTGAACAACTATTCCAGCAAGAGAAGTTGCATTTTGATATTTAGTTTTAGGATTTACTCCTTCAAGAACAACAACTTCACCAACCGGTACGGTGTCTGCTGTAGCTAAAATTAATTCAGCCCCATAGGCGTGGTGCAGAAATCTCACAATTTGTACTTGCGGAGGATAATCAATATCAATTGCTGTAATAAATGGTTTTCTGATATTAAATGCTGGGGAATTATCATATTTGATATTGTAATATCTTGTTTCTCTAACTTTAGAATTATTACCATTATTAATTGTGTGCGCAGCGGCAGTGGTTTGGAACCGCCCTCTCTGCAACCCAGTAAAAGAAGTTTTTGTTTTTGCTGTGTATTCAATAACTTCATCTTCAATTTTAATATAACCTGAATTTGCAAAATCGGGATTAATAGTAGATGTAACAAAAACAACATTTGCTGTTGATGTCACATTGGCTGTTAATGTTGTTGAAATTAAACTAGAATTTGCTTCAGCATGCCAAAGCGGTTGAACTTTAGAAATATTTTTTTGCAACGAAGAAATTGCGACAGTAATTTTATTGCATTGCAATTGAACAGAATAATTTGCAGAAATAATATGGCTACTGTCTGAAATAGTGTGTTGAATATTGGTATGTTGAGGGATTGAAGATTCAAAAAACCTATAAAAATGTTCATATCTTGCAAAACCTTCTTCATCAACATACAGTCTGCCTAAATCAGCAAATGTAATGTCATTTAAAATTTCTTGAATAGATTTATCATTACCATAAAGATAGGCAAACACGGTTAAAGGCTGTATGGAGGCTTCAGAGTATCTTTCTTGCACATCTGTTAATGAAAGATGTTGGTTATAAATAGCAAATTCATCAATAATAAAACTTCTAAAAGCAAGAGGAGCAACTTCGCCTGTCCCAGAAGTATATGAAGAGCCTCTGCCACCCATAGTAATGTTTGTACCGGCCCAAGAAATTGGAGTGCCTGTAAGCGTGGTGTTCGCTCGCAATACACCATTAACATAATAATACAATTGAGTGCCATCAAATGTTGCAATAATGTGAGAAAAATTCGTAGCCGACAATGCGGTGTTAGAAGAAACTGTTTCTGTAGTTACTACAGCATTTGATAAAGTTCTTAACTTAAACCCATTGGAAGAAGAATTATTAAAAAATTCAAATCCTGTTGCAGGAGATGCGTTTGCCCAGTTACTAACATATTCTCCATCATTGGCAAACGCACCGTTGTGAAATTTGCCAAAAAACTCTATCGCCCACTTACCCGTATAAAGCGGAGATACGGAATTAACAACATTCATTGAGGAATGCAAAGTTGTTCTAATATATGCATTTGCTTCAAGCAAAACCGCTTTATTATCAGGATCTGAAACAAGACCTGTTGCTTGACTTAACTTTGGAGAATTAATATATACACCGGAGCTTCTATGATTTACTGCATCATTGTCGGTTATTACTCCAGATGGATTTCTAGAACCAATCGAATCAATAGCAGCAATTGTGCAAAATTCAGATGCCGGTATTAGTTGATCAGTTGCCCCATCTATTGATTTATACAAATGAATTCTAAAATACGGAACGGAAAAAACAGTATTCCAATTGTGAAAGAATTCAATACGAATTTTTCTAGGAACCCCGGCAATAAGATTAAGTGTGCTTGATTCAAAACGAGTAAAGGCATCACTAGTTTTCCACCCGTTTAAAATTAAATAGTCATCTAAATAAACCCTCACGCCTCCAGTTCTTATATATACAACAATTGTTTGCAAACCATTTTCTTTTGGAATATAAAAACCATCAAAAACCCCGTTATAATAAGCGTCATAAAGTACAGAATCATTTCCAGTAAATTGATAGTCCGTTAACTGAACTGCATACAAGGAGTTAGAGGAAATATCTTTTGATAAGGCTGTATATGAAGGAGACACAAAACTCAAAAGCCCAAGAGCCTTATCCATTTCGGTCAGTTCTTTATCAATTGCATCAGCCTTAATATCTTTTACAGAACTATCTTGTTGATTTGGGGGCATACCCCAGAATCTAGCCCTCAATCCAGAAGATGAAATAATATTGTTACCGCTACGATCAACAGTGTCTTCATTAAAAGAATACATTGCAATAGCCCCACGAGATACTGCGCCTTTTCTGTATGTATTTAATTTTTTAATGTCTGCGTTAGGAAAATTTGATCTCATTAACAAATTTTCAACTGCTTCGCCAACTGTAATATTTTGAATAAAAAATCCATAACTTATGGTTCTTTCAGCAAGATATTTAGACCAATCTTGTAAACTTGCAGAAACTACCATGTCATCAGATTTTGAATTCCATTCATCTACATAAAAAGTACCATTTTTAACATATTCGTATATATCAAATTTTACAATTGCATTCACCGAATGATTTTTAGCAACAGAACCACCATATCCTCTAGATACAATATTTAAAGTTGAAACGCCAGATGTCCCAGAACACAAAACATATTCTTCATTTTGAGTATTTTCGTCAATAATAACTACAAAATAATTTCCAGCCCCGCCTGAAGAAAACACAGTGACATCATTGACTGTGGCTGTTGTTGCTACTGTATTCATATTGGCTGTCAAAAAAGTTTCAAGATACGGGCGATCAATATAATCAGTAGTAGGTTTTTTAATTCTCCACCCAGTATATATTTCTACTTTCAAATCTTTTTTCATATACTGACCAAAATCGGAAGCATTATTAAATACATTAAATTTTTTGCTAGTGTTGTCAAAACTAAGATCAACTGATGCAATCTCTGAACCCCCAATAGGCAAACTGGTGGAATGCACATCCCTGGCTCTAGCGACAGAATAATCTATAACATAGTCGCTCATATCAACTTGATATAACGGGACAACCTCTTGTATTCTGGCGTAATCAGTAGGGTTTTTGGTACTATGAACAGTAACTTTAAGTTTTGTAATATTTTGTGTAGCAAGAGCGGTTGAAATAAAATGATCTTGATAGTAAGAGCCATTTGCGATTCTACCTGTTTCCGAGACAACAAGGGTGTTGGCATTATATGCTTGTAAAGTGTAATCAGATATTTGACCGTACAACTCAGAAGTAATGATTCTAACTTTATTTACTTTTCTTTCATCAAAAACAGCCTCAATGTATGGAGCAGTTGTGAATACATAACCGGAATATACACTAGAAGTATTAGCGGTACTCGCAGTATTTGACCACCAGCCAAATTCCAAAGAACTTCCAATGTGGGTGTTGGACAAATCACTTGTTGTCAAAGAAGGCATGGCATAATAACTACCATCTGCCTTAATTACATCGCCATCCTTGTCCTTTGCCCCGGCAACCGCCCATGTAAACGATTGTCGTTCTATTCCGTTAAAAGCCTCTGAGGGGCCGTAATAAAACCCGCGATTAGGATAAGATGTGTTAGAATATATGTCGTTAGTGGTTACTACTAAATTACTTAAATGTCTACTGTCAAGCCAATTTACAATAATTTTTGGCTTAACTTTCTGACCCTTAGCAAGGGTCGCACTGTTAAAGTCAGACGAAATAGTTTTACCATAATAATCTGTAGTTAACATTAAGTTTCCTCTAATACCATAGTACACGAAAAATAATAAGAATTGTTGAGCAAATCTCTTCTAATTAAAATTTCATTATAGCTAGTAATAAAAACATCAATATTATCTTCGGTATAAGGTGTAGTGCCAGAAATGTCTTGATTTATTATAGTTAATACATGCACATCCGAATCTTCTGCAATTTGTTTTAAGAAATTTCTAGATTCTCTTAAGTCCACCGTAAATGCTGTGTCGTTGGGAATAAAATCCCAATCTATATTGAATGTTCTTTTTGCGCCTTGAGATGTGGCTGTGTTTTTGTAATACCTAGATATATTGCCTTGCCAATTTGCATTTTCAATAAATTTAGGACTTGTATTTACAGCAAACTTTCTAGTTTGATTGGTTAAAGGTCTGTTGTCTAATAACAACAGATTCCTTATCAAGCTTGTATCAGAAACAATATTAGAGCTAAACCTAATAGTTTTAACTGTCATATCAGTATTATTAAGAATATTAATACGAATTGTAGCTAAGAAAATTTTCCCAAGTGTAAAAAGATTAACGCTAGACGACAAAGTTGCGCTGGCTAAAACAAGTTTGGCTACTACTGCCGTCAGAGATGAAGACGCAGTAACTAAAGACGTAGCGTATGCGTCTTTAAGCACAACCGTGTTAGCAACGGTTACATCGCCACTAATTAGATTTGGATGTATTTGAGAAAGGAATATGTCGGCAACAACCACAACATTGCTAGTAATAGTGATTGATGCTTCGGCTAAAACATAATCATCTGCTCTGTAAAAATCTATACCGGAATTAAGCGGATCAGAAAAACTAAAATAACTTGGCATTTAAGCCTCTTTAAAACTTATAGTCACATCGTAATAAGAACACTGAGTTGTCAGGTCTCTTCTTATTAAAGTTTCGCTATAAGATTCCACATATGCGGTAGTTGTATAAAATGGTTTTTCTGGGCTAAGTTGAATTGAAAGCGAAACGCTGGCTGGAGCCATAGCAATCGAGTATAAGTAATCACGCCCCCTTCTGCCGTCTATGGTGTGTGTTTGCAAGGAAGGTAAATAAGAAAAATTAAAATTGTATATATTTTTATTATTTCTAATATATCTTTTTTTATTTCCGTTCATTAATTCAATATTATTGACACTGATGGCAGTGCCACCATCAAATTTTCTACCATGCTCTGTAATTTCAAAACCGTTTAATTTTACAAGATGGGTTAATGTAGGTTGTTGATTTTGAATACTCATTACATCCCCTGATTAATACCATTATATGTCTTAAACGATCTTGATTCAATTCCCGCATTTTTTTGTACTCTCGGAAGAATATGTATATTGTAATTTTGCATCATGCTTTTAAACCATTCTTCTTCGCCAATAAATGTATCAACATTAATATTTAATGTAGACACAGTAGTTGTTTGCCCACCGCTTTGATACAAAGGCATTCCGGATGGAGTTCGGAATTTAGATTGGTTAATGTTTTTCATTGTCTCTATACCCATATTTCTTACAGCACCAGCGTTTACAACATATTCCCCACCGTGAAGAATTGCCGGGAATGGCATTGATGGCGATCCAGGAACATAACCACCAGCCTTAAAACCAGCATAAAGATTTTTTATTCTATTAAGGTAAGCTTGAATTACTAAATCTTTTCTTCCTCTATCAAAACCTTTTGGATTAGCGCCTATTCCAACATACGCTCCACCAAGTTGAGGCATGCTTAGCCATGTTCTAGCAATTCTATTAACAGCCGTATCAATGCTCATGTTGCCGGTCATATAATCTATCAGTCCAAGAGATACGGGAGATTTCTCTAAAAGAGTTGCCATCATGATTGCTTCTTGGACTGACTCATTGTACAAATCTGAACCACTAAAGTTCGCCAATCTTGCTCTTGCAAGCAAATATTTTGGCATGTTTTGATACTTACCTACTGCACGATTATTGGCGTTTGCAATAACATCATTAATTGTCATTGATGTCATATCTGGCATCATCATTGCTTTCCCGCCAAACCAAGCACTGTATGGGTCTTTTACATTTAATGATTCTCCGCCAGCAATAAATTCAGATAGTAAACGAATTTGTTTTAGGTATTCTGTATATTTTTGAGGCTCGGTTAATGCATAAGCAGATGCTTTATTATTGCCAGATAGCCCACCAACCCCGCCGAACGCCGCTACGCCGGCAGCAACACCTTTAGCCAGTGTCCCAAATACTTCAGCTAAATCAAGATGTTTATAACCAACATTAAGGTCAACTCTGCTAGGAACCAAACGATAACGTGGAGGAAGAAGTATTTCTCTTTCATTACCCAAGCCCAAACCATATGCGTCTGGCATAAATACTCTTGTGCCTTTTGGCGCTAAAATATGTTCAAGAAGAGGAATGAGAGGCGTGTCCCCTGCCTTAATCGTTGTAAAAGCTCTAGCAGTACTGTCAGAAGTCGAAGTGGATCTAAATTGTGGCGCAAGCGATCTGCCAATTCCATACGCTGAATTTACATATTTCAAAACATCATTTGATGGACCCCTGAGCATACCTAAACCACGATGAAGCAAAATATCGTTGGGCAAAGTAATTCCATGTGTCTCCATTATATTTTCTAATTCTTTTGCAGCTATATTCAAAATATTTGCTAAATCTTCTGGAGATCTAATATGTTTTGCCACATCTAAGATCGCCCAACTTCGGTTTTTTAGAAATTGCTCAAATACTTCTGGGTCTAGAAAAGGCTTCATTGCTGGAGTTATTGGCAAACTAGAAAACTCAGATATCGCCCGAGGCAAACCAAAATCATTCATTTCTGGTCCCAAAATTCGACTACTTGCTTCTAAAATTTCTTTGAAAAGTGCAAATTCTATAGAAGCCGGAGCCGCTCTGCGCATGGTTTCAAAACTTAAAGCTCCTGATGCACTGCCTGTATATGCCTGAACTAACCTTCGCTGCACCCCAGTTAGGCTAGCCTTAGGTGCTTGAGCTATTCCCAAAGCTCTTAATTGACCAAATATGTTTGCTCTATCGCCTATGCTATCCAAAAATTGTTGTACATTACTAAACGCGGCACCACCGCCACCCATGCCTTGTGCTTGCAAAAATGCTGCTTTCTTTGCTACCAAAGCGGGGTCCATAATTTGCTCTTTAAATCCGCCCACGGGTGGCAGTGGGATTGGTTGCACTTTCGGTCCAGGCATCAATTCCAGCCTTCTTGGCGCGGCTACAGGTTGTCTTGGCAATTGATTTAAAACTTCTTGTGCCTGAGATAGTGGTTTTGTAACAACTTCGGGTGCCTGAGATAGTTGTCGTGTAACAGCTTTAGTAACACCTTGAGTGACAGCCGTTGTGCCTAAAGTGTTTTTGAACAAAGTCGAAATTGCTGGCTGAAATACTTCTCTAACAGTTAAACCTGCTCCCTGTGCACCAACTTTGCTCAAAATTACATTACTTACAAGGCTTTTTGTTATGTTTGCTGCTGCTTTGCCAACAGGACCAAGCCCAAATGATGTCGCAACATCAACAGCCTCTGCAAATCCCAAATAAGAATCTTTTGTAAGATTAAACATTCCTGATTTGTCTTGAAACCCAAGACCTCGTGCTGGGTTAAGTGGTTGAGTTCTAGCAGCTTCCTGTCTTCTAATAAGATTTGTAATAGGGTTGTAGCTTTTATCTTTTACACCCGCCACCGCCAATACGGGATCGGTCACGGAGGAACCGATAACATCAAACAGAGCGCCCCCGGCGGTACTAAATGATTGCGCAACACTCTGCACTATATGACCAATTCCCTTTGGTATTTTTTTGATATTGCTTATGTTTGTTGCCTGATCAAGCATTTTAAGATAAAAAGGATCTTTGTGTTTTTTTGACGCACCACCACTGCCTCCGCCAGGGACCGGTCCTCCCTTTTTAAATCTTGGAATAAGATTATTATTCATCTTTTCCAAAGCGCCTATCCCAATTCTATTTACTGCTTTAGCATTAAGAACATATTCGCCACCATGCAACACAGCAGGTAGGCCCTCTTGTGTTGGAGCAGACACATACCCACCAGTTTTCATTCCACGGCCACCAAGCCACTTCGTGTTCTGGTCCGACCCGAAGACGGCATTTCTTGTAGCAATCACACGCTCCGTATTGCGATTCTGCAATATGGCATTATTGCGCAAAGCGGATTGAACTGCTGCGTTAACTCTCAAAGACGCTTCATATGTATCTGCTGATTTAAAACCCAATGTACGAAGGTCAGGAAGAGCAATATTTCTGTCACCAGCGCCACCACCAGATGCAGCATCATTTGCGGCGTCAATTGCGGCTTTAAGTGCAATATATTTCTTAATTGCAGGATCAAGATTGTTTGCCATCTTGTCCATTAATGTTTTATTCAAAGAAACAGTGTTTTCAAAATCTCTTAATATGGCAGCATTGCCATCTTTAATTGCTTTTTCAAATACAGCCGTTGGATCTGCTTCGTCAAACGCCTTTTTAAACGGTTTCAAAAATTCTTCTTTTACATCCGTAAGCATTGCAGTTTTAGCTGTGCCCAAATTAGATTGCAAATCAGCGGTAATGGCCCCAAATGCTTCTATGACAGCCGGAGCGCCATCTCCCAAGGTATCGCCAATAGAAGTAAGCATTCCAATTGTCAAACCGATAATAGTCTTTTCTGAGGGGTCGGCTCCAAGACCATATTTAGATTGAGCTTCTGCGACCAAAAGATCAAGGCTAGTGCTGAAAGCGCCAACAACTTTGTTTGGCATTTTGTCACCAATTGTGGTGACAAAAGTTTCAAACATTGCACCAAAGTCTTCGTTCATCTTGTTGGAAGATGTATGTGCCAACACTTCCAATTCAGTTCGCATTGCGGTATATTGTTCAATGGTCACTGGACCAATCTTGATTATTTCAGCAGCGGCTTTTTCGAATGCCTCAATTTGAAGGTCAAACAATTCGCCGGCTTTTTCTTTGGCTTCTGTAATAGCTTCTCTTAACGCAGCAAGGTTTTCTGCCGCCAAATCTTTTCTTCGACTTTCCTTTAGAGATGTTTCTTCTTGTACTGATTCCTTTGTTGATACTTCTTGTTCAAGATCAATCATACGAGCATCATCAATACGACCTTCATAAATAGCCAAAGCTCGGTTGCGAACATAATTGGCACGATTAAGATCTCTATCGTCTAAAATTTTTCTCAAATTTTGCTGGTATTCTTTTGTCTTAGTCAGCGACTCTTCTGCCTTTTCTAATTTTTCAAGAGTCTTAAGTTGAATATCAAAAACTTTAAGGGCAGCAGCTTTTTGTTTTTTCATTGCCGCAACAGATGCGTCAATCATTTTCTCTAATGCAGCTTTAAAAGCATCACGAACATGATCTTGTAATTTTTGAGCAGCGTCGGCTATGCCATCTTTAATTGCCTTACCGACCTTATTGCCGGCTTTACCGGAAGCATCACCCATTGCATTAGCAATGGCTTCTCCGCCAGCCTTGCCAAGTTCTGTACCAGCATCTATAACCTCTTTTTTGTTTTTTAAAATTGAAGGCTTTAGCCCCTTCTTGGTGGCTTTGTCCAAAACACTATTAATTCCATCTGCTATTTTTCCAACACCCTTTTTAGCTAAATCACCTCCTTTATCAATTACTTTATTAATACCATCTGTAGCTGTTGAAATTGCGCTAGATATAGCGCCGCCCCCTCTTTTAACAGCATCGTTTAATCCGCTCATCAATGTATCCAAACCTGGAATTGGAATTTTGCCAATAAGATTTATTACACCTCTAATTGCTAATAAAATTCCTTGAATAAGACCATTAACAATACCTTCTAGTAATAACTTAACAATGCCTTTAGCTAGACCTGTAATAATGCTAATAGTTGCTGTCGCTACTATTTTCCAAATATTAATAAATGCTTTTCCTATATAACCAAGAGCTGCGAGTAAATAATCAAACGCATCGCCCCAGTTTCCTTTGAACATGCTGACAACAGCCGCAACTATATTTGCAATTGCTGAAAAAATTGGTCTAACAACACTAAGCAAAAACTGTTGTATAATCTTACTGACAAATTTTACGACTCCTGCTAATTTAGATAACGCCGCCCCAATACCTTCAGCCGCAGCCCTCCCGTCAGACCCGCCAGAACCAAAAGACGCAAACAAATCCATAATGGGCTGAATTGTTAATATAACAGCTTGTTTAATTTGTCCAAAAGCTTCACTCAAAGCATCAAGTAAAGGCTTTGCTCCCTTTTTAAAGCTTTCCATATTTTTCATTACAGCAAAAATTGCAATACCAATAATTGCTATAGCTGCACCAATCCCGGTAGTGAGAAACATTAGTCTCATTACTTTCATCATTACTGTGACGCTTCTAATGCTTTTACCAAAAGCCATCATTGCTGTTTTTGCTTTAGCCATTGCGCTAGGAGCACCTTGCCCAAACAAAACGTATTGAGCATTTAAAGCTTTTACTGCGTTTGTAGCGCTATTGGTTGCTTTGGTTAATACTCTGCCAGGAGTTCCGAGCACATCTGTTACTTTACCTGCTAATTTACCTCCACCTGCCCCTATAGCAGTTCTGGCTGCCATTACCCCGGTTACGGTTCTGCCAACCGAACGACCCACCGCTCTGGGGGCAGCCGCTAATGTAGTACCGGGGGCTGTTGCAAAACTTTTTATTCCAGATACAGTTTTTCGACCAAAACTTCTTAATGGGTCAGTAACGGGCGCAAAAAATCTACCGGTTGCGAGTTGATTAGCTCTTGCTTCAGATATCTCTCTTCCTCTTCTAGTAAAGAATTTTGTACCCATTTTGTCGGTAACAATTCCTGCTTCTCCATAGCTAGGTGCTCGGTCAAAAATTTGTTGTTGCCTTGCCCCCTTAGCTAGAACATCTGCATGTCTTCTGTTCTTTTTTGCCAGAGCATTAGCAACTCTTGTTCTTCCCAAAGCGGTTCCGCTTGCCTCTGTACCAGGAATAGCGGCAATTTCTTTAGAATGAGTTATTTCAAATAAATATTCTTTTGGA